TCATATAACTCTGATACTATCTTGCCAGACCTTGCTCTGCTCCATTTAAGAGCTTTACTTATCTCAGCAAAGGTAGGCGAAAAGTTATGCTTTTCTATATATTTTGTAATAAATTTAAGTGTCTTGAGCTTAGGCTCACTTAAATAAATATATTTATGTCCATTTCCATTCTTCATTATTTGTCTTTCTTAAATAGTTCGGCAACATTGTCAGGCTCACCAAAAAATGATTTATTTTTTTTTAAATCATTTAAATATTTTAATAATTTGTTTGTGTACCAATCGGCTTTACCTATATCCATGATACAGGCATCAATTGTTCCATCATGCTTTTCACCCATTCTCATTGTGTATTTCATAATTTGTGATCTAAGATAGCCAATCACCTCCATTGGAGATAACTGGCTAGTAATAGCATCATAAGTTTCGATACTTTTTTTATAATGATTTGGGTTAATACTTTCAGACATTAAAATGGTGCATCTTCCTTAGCAACAATCTCAGAAATTTTTAAACTAATATCTGGTTGTCCCTCTTTTGTTTTTTCTGTGTTTAGCCATGCAGCTAAATTCATTTTCTTTCCACCAACTGTAATGTTTCCAGAATATTGTGGGTATTTTTTACCAGCTACATCAGTATCTCTTGCTTGTCTTTTCCAAAGTGCTGCTGAATTATCGTAATCACTCATATTATTTTGTCCTATTAGTTGTTATTTGTTTTTGTAGTGAAATATATTCCTGGTCTATTCTTTGTTGTTGAATAAGATCGGAATTTATTTGTTTGAGATCAGATAAATACTCTTGTCTAAGAGGATTTAAATTTTGTTCAAATTTACCAACTGATACTGAATGAGTTGCAGTTTTCTTTAATACTTCAATCCATTCATCAGCTAATTGTTTTGTGTTAGCTTTAGGTTTTGCAGTTGGTTTTATAATAGGTTTTGTTATTTCTTTTTTTTGTGGTTTTAAAAACTGTTCCATTTCTTCAGCAGTAGCTAACTCATCACCAAAGAAACCTAATATTGATAAACCTCTACCAATAGAAACTGTTTGTTGTTTTTCAAATTCTTTGTCAGCATTTTTCATTTGCTTAGATTCTCCAACACTTACTAATTTGTCATCAATATAAATGTTTGCTTTAAACTTGTGTGAACCATTGGCCAACTCTGTACTGTCAGTTTGTATAGACATTCTTTCACCAAAAAAATCTCTGACAAATTTAATTCTATATGGAACTGTAAGATATTTTCCTTTTGCTCCTAAGTTTGCATAGTCTTTATCATCTATGCTATCTCTAAATTTTTTTATTGCTTCTGCTAATCCGTTTTTCATAGTTTTCCTTGCTCTCTCATTTTTTTTGTTGGGTTATTTATTCTTTCTATTAGTTCATTTATTTTTTTATCTTTGTCCTGGATTTCTACTCTAAGCTGACCATTCTTTTTTTGATGAGCTTCATTAATAGTTTCTAAATCTCTAACTCTATCTCTTAGAGGTTTTATAATCCCCATATCACTCATAATGTTTTAACAACCTATTAATTTGTTCTTGTGCAACTCCTGTCCACCAGAATGATTTTTTTTTAATGTCTGAAAAATCTGGACAACATAACCAGGCTAAAGTATCTAAATCACCATCAGCTAATTCTAATTTTTTTTCCCATGCGATCTCATAGATCATCAATTCTTTAAGAGCTTTGTCTAAATTTTCTTGTTTTAAATCTTCACAATTATCTTGTGTGAATAATTTACGATCACAATTACTTGCATAACTAAGAAATGGTTTTAAGCCTGTCGCTTTTTGATAAAGAGATACTTGTTGAACATCAGAATAAAAAGGTCTGTCAGGACACTTAACATTTGTATAAGTCCAACCTTTAGTCTTTGTTAATGTAACTGTGCCAAACTTATTTTTTAAATCACCTAAAACTTCAGGATTTTTGGCTTTGGCTAATTTACCAATTAAATCTATATACATTAACCAATATGTATTTACAGGGGGAGTCCATAAGACTTGTTCTTGTTCGTCACTCCATTCGTATTGACCTAAGTCATTTATATTATCTAAATGATTTTGTGCAGTTTCTTTAGCTGCTTTAACTATAAATTCAAATTTCTTTTTATCCTTTTCATCATTAGGTTCATAGTTATCTATTTTAGTTTGTATTAATTCTGATTTAATAACTTCATCTAAACTTAATTTTTTAGTTAAGCTCTCTTGAACGATCATGTGAATTAAAGTTCCACCGATAAAACTTGCGTTAGATATTTCTGAATTTTCTTTTGGGGTAAGGATATGTTTTTTAAAAAATCTTATTGTGTGTGGCAGACAAGCTGTTGATTTGGAAGTGTGTTTTAATCCAAATTTTGTGTAACTGTCACCAATTACATTTATATGATTTGTCATAACAAATCAATAATGCAAAGTTAATCTGAAGTCAACTAAATTAATCTGGTGTTAATTATTATAAAAGGTAGGATAATACTCAGCTTTTAACTCTGCTGACCAAGAAAGATTAATATTTTCTGCTAAAATTCCATAAGTTTTTCCAGTAGAATAAGATTTATCTAAAATATTATATTTACCATTTGATTGAGGCTCTATATATCCAAACCAAATAATTTTAGATTTTTTATCTTGTGCAAAACCAAATCTATTATCTGCTAAACGATCAACATTTTTTGATGGTAAAAATAATCTCATAAAACCCCTTGATGAACCTATTTGAGATACTACTGCTTGACAATTACCATATTTAGGGTGGATATTTATTTTATTTATTTCTTTACCTTTATGCAAACCTATTTGTCCATTACCATATAAAGATCCGATAACAGGAATTTGAACATTATTACCTACAAAATATTCTGGTGAAACTAATATATCTCCATTTGCAAAACTATTAAACCAATGCGATAAATCAAATGCTAAATCATTTTCTGTGTAATATTTTGGTGCATTTTTTTTGGGATTTAATATTTTTGAAATTTGTGCAAATTTATTTTTTTGCTCTTTTGCTAAGTAAGTATCTTTTATAAAATCAGAAATTTTTTTATTATTTTTTTTTAATAATTCTTCTAAAGCTGGTCTTCTAAATGTAAATGTTTTTGGTGCTAATTCTTTCTTAATCATAAATCTCTCTACAAAATCTGTTTTATAGCCTGATTTACTTGCAATTTCTATAAATTTTTTATTCAATATATTGTTCATTTGTTCTCAATCTGTATTCATTTATTTGGTATTAGTCAACTAAATATTGCTTCCAAATTAAATTAATTTCTTATCTATTAAATCAGTTGCTTTAACACTTAAATTGTGCATAGTTTTTAACTGATTTGCCTCACTACAAATCTAATAATTATGAAAGTATTAGTTTTAATTTTTGGGGTAATCACAAATGATGGACAGATAGACCTAGTAAAAGTCCCAAAATTTGAATTAAAAAACATTAATACTTGCGAAAAAGCAATAGAAACACATACAAAATGGGTGGATAACCCTTATTTTGGTCAAAATGACCTACCTTTTGGGTTTTATACCTACAAAAATAGGGTCGTAATGCTCCAATACTGCGTTTTAAAGGGGGTTGAGAGTGAATAACGAAGTCAACCTTGATCTTTATGAAATGCAATCAGCAGCTCATTTAGGAATTTTGCGTTGCTTAGAGTCTAAAAAGCATAAAGAGAATTGGGGATATAATTATAAAGGTTCTCTTAACGATCAAATGGCTAAGTCTATATCTGGTGCTATGGGGGAGGTCGCAACAGCAAAATTTTTAAATTGTTCTAAGTTTGAATATCATTGTAATGTTGGGGGTGTTCCTGATTTAGTTTTTAAAGATTTAAAGTTGCAAGTTAGAACGCAGCTTCCAAAAAATAATAATAATAATTCTTTAATCATAAGACCTAAAGCAAAGCCAGGAGAATTTTATATTTTAGTCATTGATGAAGCACCAAAATTTAAAATTTTAGGTTTTGTTAATTCAACTTTTGTACTTGGACAAGAAAAATGGAAAACAACTTTTGGTCTTGACCGACCATTTTGTTATTCGATCCCACCAGAAAAATTAACACCAATTAATTTATTAAAGGATAGCACTTGGAATTAGATATGTATGGAGATCCTAAAAAAAAATGTTGTGCTTGTGAAAATACAGCAGACTTGAAAGAGGGTAATAAATATTATTGCTGTGATCACTATGCTTTGTATGTGCTTGGAAAACCTATGAGCCAAATTGAGAAAGAATTAAACGAATGACATGGACATTTGAAAAAGTAGATATTGACTTGCTAGACAACCTTAATCTCAATAGCCATGAGAAGTTATTATATATTTTAATTAGACGATTTCAGAATTGTAAAAATGGCATAAATGTGTCCAATAAATATTTGATGCGTAGAACAGGAATTAAATCCGAAGTTACTTTGCGTAAATACCTGGACAACCTGACCTTGTTTGGTCTTGTTGCCAGACATCAACCTAAACGAAACAAAGCTAACAATTACACCTTTGAGAGAAATAAAATGCAAGAAATTATTAGAATGAACAATGGAAAACGAAGAAGAATAAGCAACTCAATTAAGGAGAAAATACATAATAAAAAGTTATCCCAAGAAATTAACAAAGGTACAGTTATCAACATTAATAACAAGGTTCGGTAGTCAATTTTTATAGGTCATGGGGGTTAATTTTTGTAGGTCTTAAATAGAACATATTTAATAGAAAATAATATATGGAAAATAAAAATATTTGGTTAATAAAGTTTATCAGAGGTAGGTCTATTTGAATAAGAAATTAGAAATAGACAAAATAATTAAGAATTTTGCTAAAAATAAATCTCTACCTTATTCTGCAGCTATAACTAAAATCAAAAAAGACAGAAAAGGCTATTTTCAAGCTAAGGACATTAAACAAAAAAAACAATCACTATCAACAGACAGATTTCAGCAATATTTAAAGGATATACAAGAAAATGATACCGAATAGACTTACAGTAGATCAATTAGATAATTACTTCCAAACTGCAACATACGTTGAACGATATATGCCAAGTCCATTAAATATGAAGAATAGAAGAACAGAAATGTTTTTAATGATAGATAGACAATATGGAATTTCCTCTGATAAAGACACTTATAAAGGTCAAGATAAACCTAAAATGAAAATAAGATTAAATGGTGAACAATTGCAAGTCTATGAATTTTGTATATTGTTATTAGTTAAGGCTAGTGAAAAAGATAGAGATATTATCTCATTAAGGAACTTTCCTTATAAGAGGTCATTTAGACAACTAAAACAATTCTTCCTACCCTCAAGCCATGAAAAGGTAAGATCAGACTATTACAAGGCATTAGAGGAGCTTAAATCACTATATAATCGAAAAGGTTATAAGTTTATTTGTAAATAATTTTTATTGTATTTTTGCAACACTATATCTTGACAATATCAAATATTAATGTACTAAATCTGGTATAATATAACTTAATTTTGTGTTTCATTCATTTATCTCATATTAAGTTAATTTGAATCATAATAAGACC